AAACAGAATCTATTGCATCAATAAAATTATTTCTTTCACCATATATTGGTCCTGTTGGTATGTTTCTTGATTCTAACATTTCAATAGCATCAATCATCATTTTTTGTTTACTTAACCCTGGTAGTAGGTCACTAAATGCTAAAAGAAATCCTGGTACTTGCGGACCATTTTTCATGATTGTTGCTGTTTCTATTGTCTTAAGAATCGTATCAAACAAATCATCACAACTTTTTATATTAGTATTTTTTACATTTTTTAATATTTGAAAAATTGCTGTCAATATTGTAACATATCTTTTGTACTTACTTTTCAATATTTTTGTAATAACAAGTCTAATAAAAATCATTAATTCACCTTTAATTCTCGACCAAAATTCTGTAATAAATTTCCAAAATAAATCTCTTATTATATAATAAAATAATTTTGACAATTTTCTCATCATGACTTTTACATCTAAAACCTCTTCTGTTATAGATTTAAAAATTTTATATACAATAATAATTGGTAAAAATAATTTTGGTGATAATATTGTTGCAACTAATGCTTTAGGTAAATTTTTTATAAAGGAATTAAGTATTGACAACGTAAATTGTGATGAAGGAATTGATTTATCAGATTGTTCATAAGCATCGTTTGCTGATTTTTCAATTGTTTCATTAACTAAATCATTTAATGTTTTTTTCCCACTCAAATAAACAAAATCTTCAATTATTGAAGGATTAGTTATAGCTTGAAAATTGTTACAATCAATAAAATTTAGTAATTTTTTTATTCTTAAATTTTCGGAATCAAAATCTACCTCATCAACATCATCAAAATCAAAATAGAATTCAAAAGATTCTTCACTTTCATCAATTAAATCTGTTGGATTTTGTTTTTTTATATCTGATCTATCGTTTGTTGTTCCACATACAGCAAATAGTTTATTCAATAATCTGTCTAAATTATTTAGACCAATATTGAATTGTAATGTTTCACTACCATCTCCTTGTATTGTTAATAGCATTGCTGTTTTTGTTATGCCTGATATATCTGGTAATTCAATTGATGAAAAATAATCATCAAAAAATTGATTGACACTTAAACTACCAAAATTCAATAAATCAGATATCTCAAACTCTTGGTTAGTTGCATCCCAATTAATGGAGAATAAAGTCCCGCCACCATTTTTCAAAAAATCATATTGGTTTCCACTAAATGTATTATATAAATTCCTATTAACTTTTTCTTTTTTTATATCAGGTGTTTGTGGTTCGTATATAATTTTTCCAATATTAGCGTCAGGAGAAATTGAAAATATATCAAGAAAATCAATTTCTTTTGGTTTTATTTTTATAGAATTTATCGGTATTGTAGAATTTGAACCACAAATTCCATCACCAGCAAAAAAAACTTTAACAATATTTTCTTGTAAAATTCTTTTACTATCTTTAACTGTAACATCTAAAGATTCTAAAGCGTATCTTTTAATTTTTTGTTTAACAATATTTTTATCTAAACTTGCTCTACGATTTTCTGCATCAACAAAAGTTTCTACAATTTCAATTAATTCTGAAAATATATCTTTTTTATTTTTTCTTTTCTTTTTTCTTTTGTCTATGAATGAATCTAATTTTTTACCAAATAGTTTATCAGTTGATGGTAAATCTTGTAGATACCTATCATATATATCATCGGCAATATTCTTGTCATCATCTAAACTATTTCTTATTGCGTTTAGTTTTGATTTTATTTCTCTATTCTTCCTCATTATAATTTGTAATTTGCATTACTTTGGGTTTTGTCGTCCTTGTCTTCAACTAATCTATCAAGCAATTCTCTTTCTTCTTCTGTTAAATTCAACTTACCAATAGGCATACTTTTACCTCCAGAACCTTGTGTTTGTTTCAATAAAAGACCTTGAAGTTTTACTAATGATATTTTTTTCTCTGTACATTCGTTCATAATTTTTTGTTGTTCTTTAATCACAGGACCAATCATACTCATATCTTCTTGGTCTTTCATAAAAGACAACATTTTTTTCATAATCATTGACGCATAATTTTTTTGCTCAACAATATCATTGTATATTTCTTGCATTAATGCTAATGCGGAATCTACCTCTAATGTGATTAAATTTTTTTTCTCTTTCATACTAATAAATAGATTTATTCTAAAAATGTTTTCATGATACCATCGTACATCTTTTTAAATTTTTTCATAGATATTCTGATTTCTTTGGTACTTAATGAAGTCATTTCTCTAATTGATAATAATATTAAATTTTTATTGAATTTATTACCATTACCAATTTGAAATATCTTGTCAAAATTATTAAAAATTTCAAGTAAAGAATAACCTAACTTTTTCTCATTTTCGGTTAAATCTTCATTTTCCATGAAGTTTTCTAAGTCGATTACCAATTTTATGATAACATCTCTATAATCTAATTGATAATCATCTATTACATATGACAATTCAACACTATCTTCAATATCAGAAGAAATATCTTCGTAAGAAACATTCCGATTATTATCTTTATTATCTCTTTGAATTGCACCCATTAAGTAATTCTTACATATTGTCCCAAAGTAAGAATAGGCTTTATGGTTTTTTGTATGATCAAATTTATTGATTTTAGTAATCAAAAATGACATAGTGTCAGTATGTATATCTTGAAAATCTAAATCTTTTCTATATAATTTATACCGTCGAATAATACTTTCGACCATTATTATTAGGGGTTCTCTTAAATATTCATTGAATATCTTATTCTTTTCTGTCTCGGAATCAGATTCTAAATATCTTATTACCGCTTGTTCTTGAGCATCCCCAAAATAAATTTTTTGGGTTCTCTTTCTTGGCATTTAATTTTCTACATAATTTATATCTCGCTTATTTTTGAAAAAGAATTCACGTTTTGCTGCATCAATCCAAAATGATGCCTCATTCTCACTTAATAAAAATTCGGGTTGATTTTTGTAGTTCCAAAACAAAGAGTCTTCTCTAAAATTTACATGTTGATATCCCACTCTTGGTACTGTCATAATTTTAACATCATTATATGTGAGTCGTAAAAATAATTCATACCCAAAAGTTAGTTTTATGTTGTCTTTTAATAAACCATTGTCAATAATCACTTTAGTTTTATATAACCCACCACTTATTTGGTAATTTTGATATTCTAACAAAACTTCGTTTTCTAAAAATCCTTGTTTTTCACTAAAACCATATGCCCAAACAGATTCGTTGGTGAAACTGATGAATTCGCCTTCGCTATTGATATCTTTTACTATAGGTAAAAATACAGATACTTCAGGATATGCTTGAATGTATTCATTCATGGATGTCAACCAAATTTGTTTGTATTCATCATCAACTTCTAATATTGAAAACCATTCAGTATCACAATTAGTAATTCCTAAATTTACTAAACTACAAAAATCTGTCATTTTATTAGATGTGATAATTTTTGTTTCAATATTAGCACTTGTTGCTTGTTTTGAAATTTCTTTTTCAATTTCATTAGGACAAACAATTAATAGTTTTACATCATTATGAAAAGTAGAAATAGATGATATAGCATTTTCCATCATTTTTGAATAATCTTCATCAAATTTGTGTATAGGTAAAATAATACTTATATTTTTCATTGAGTGACCTCCTCTTGTTTTAATTTATCAATAGCTGATTTAATTTTTTCTAATCTATTTTTTTGATATGAATTGAATACTGAAATTATATTGTTTTCAGTAATTTCTTTAGAATATGGTAACAATGTTTCTTTCATTTTATCTTTAACTTCTTGAGTCAATTCAATACCTTCAAGCCAAGCAATAATATACGTTGATAAGATATCAACAATTTTATTTGAATCGTATGTCCACATTCCATTTTCAGTAAGCCAATCTGGTTCTGTGTTTGGAATTTTACCGACAATAGGAACACCACATTTCATTGATTCCAAAGGAAAAGTACCAAATGTTGATTCATCGTCTACCCAAACAGATACCATGCATTCAGAGAGGGCATCCGCAAAATCATTATATGGTAAATTAACCAAATCTTTAAATGTCACCCACCTTAAATGAGGATTTTTTAAATAAAATTCTGAAATTATTTTTCTATTAACCACCCTATCTCGACATAAAATTGCAATATATGGTTTAATTGGCATCTCAGTTTTCTTGAAGTTGTCACCAATTATTGGTGGAATAATCGCAACATTTGTCCTTGGGAAATATTCTAAAATATATTCTTTTGTTTTTTCTGTTGTTGTAATAGCATGATAAAATCCATAATCAGCCCACTTACTTCCAATAGGTAGTGATTCAAATATATAATCTTTTTGTTGTACTAACATTACTTTTGTACACTTGACATTTGAAAGTTGTTGTAAAACATTAGAATATAATTCTGGTACTACTAAAACGTCTTCAACTTTTACTTGTATTTTATCTTCTTTTATTGAAACAACTTCTAATTCATTATACAAATCACCCAACCAGCCTTGCACACCCATGTACGATTGGTCTTCAACTAAAATTTTAGAATTAAATCCATTCTTTTTTAGTGTTAAAGCAATATCATAGATATGCTTTATCGATGCTCTTGGGTTATTTTTTGTGTCGTATGTCAAAAAATAAATCACGTTTTCATTGTTATGCAATGACATAAGTGATGATTCTAACTTTTCTATGTTCTCTTGATTTTTATTCATCATCTTCAACTAATATATTATATTTTATTAATGTATTAAAAGCAATTTTTAATGATATATTTTTATCAGACAATGCAAAAATTCCAATTTCATTGTCATCGTCACCATCTTGAAATTCATTCAATACGCGATCTAAACACATTTTTATTACTTCGTATTTGAATATATTAACTTCTATTGTTGTTTTAATTGTACCATCTTCATTTTTTTCTTCTTGATTTTCATCAGTAGTAATTAATGCACATTTATCAACAATACCTTCAACATCTATGTAGTAGGATTTTCCGAAAATTTTGACCATAATTCTTTTATTTCTGATAATTTAGATATTTCTTCTTTACAAGTAAAGAATTTATTATAATTGGTATTGAATTTTATTGGTGTTTTAGCTTTATTATGTTGAATGATGTCAATATTATCACTTATCCACATGTCGCATTGATCCCAACATTTACCAATATCTTCATTTTTTATAAATCTAATATTGTTACCTAAAAAACCATTTTTAGATAAAAAGAATAACGTTGCTGGTTTGGCTTTACCTACTTCATTTAATCCAATAATCGTAAAATTATGTTCTGAGTTTTCAAATATCATTTTATTTAATTCGGTAAAAGCATTTGAATAACTTAATCCAGCATGTCCAAAAATTTCTATGGGGTATTCGATAAAAAGAAAAAACTCGTACTCTTCAATAGATTGAAAAGCATACGAGTTTAATAAGTTATTGTTTTGAATTTGGTCTGTTATTTTATATTCAAAATTGTTTTCATTTTCAAATTCACTATCAAAGAATGAATCTTTGTAATGATAGTCAAATTTTTGTATGAAATTTCTTAATACACCATCAATACTAATAAAAATCTCCATGTATTAAATATAACACATGGAGATTTAAAAATAAATGATAAATATCAATCGTATCTATGTAAAATTTCAGTAATCAAAGGGTTTCTAACAATATCCTTTGGATTCTTAAATTCATATATACCGATATTCGGAAGACCTTCCATTCTTTTTTTCGCATCGTACAATCCAGAGTGTTCGATATTTTTAAATTTATCCGATTGTTCCAAGTCGCCAGAAATGAAGAATTTAGAGTTAAAACCAATCCTTGTCAATAACAACTTCATTTGACCAATGGTGGAGTTCTGTGCCTCTTCAAATATCAAAATTGAATTATCTACGTTCCAACCACGCATGTATGCAAGAGCAGCAACTTCAATAAACTCTTCATTCTTCAATCTTTCCCTTGCTTGTTTACCTATAATCTTGTTTAAAAGATAATAGGACGGAAAGATATAAGGGTCGAGTTTTTGCTCTAAGTCACCAGGTAGACTACCCAATTTCTCTTCTGCTTCTACTGCTGGTCTCACAATGATAATCTTCTCGTATTTGTTTTTATCATCATGAAGTAAGTCTATTGCTTTTTTCATTGCAATATATGACTTACCTACCCCTGCTGGACCAATACAAATTGTTATTTCATTTTCACCCAATATATCCCAATATTCTTTTTGGGAGTTTGTTAAAAATTTCTCTTTTGGTTTTTTTATTATTTCTCTAATTCTTTCTTTATTTGGTGTTCTTTTTTCCTCTTCCGCTGTTACTACTCTAGTTTTTGTTCTCAAGAAATAAAAAATTTATTATAAATTATTATATTATAAATACTACAAACCTGTCGAACCGAATCCACCCGAACCTCTATCTGTTTCAGATAATTCTTGTACTTCGTTAAATTTGACTTGAGGATATGGGATTATTATAATTTGAGCACCTCTATCCCCAACATCATATTTCATACTATCTATACCATCTGTTTTTTTAAATGTTGCTTGTATTTCTCCTCTGTATCCACTATCTATAACACCAACACAATTTGACAATATCAAATCTTTATTTCTAACAGAAGAGCGTGGAAATATTAAACCAACGTAATTTTTAGGAATTTCCATAGCAATCCCAAAACCATAAGAAACACTAAATGTTGTATTTTCTATGATACGTGTGATTGTCAAGTCCATACCAGCATCACCATCTTTCGAATAAGACGGAATTACAGCGTCTTTATGGAGTTTTTTGATATTAACATCGATAATGTTCTTTCTTGGGTTAAGTAGGTTCATTAAGCCGTCAATTTCACCCATAAAGGATGTTGACGTATCGTTATCATCCTCTAAAGTTGCATCAATCTCTTTTAACTTTGTTAATAATTCTTCAATGTTTATGTTGTTCATTTTCTGCTGATTTTGTTTTTAACCAAATATCTAATTTCTTAATTCTTTCTTTTAAATCATCATCTTGTGGACGTAAACAACACTCAATGAATACATCGGTAATTCTTTGTAGTTCAGCAAATGTTACTTTTACACCGATATGATTCACATATTCCAAAGCCATTTTGCTTTGTGATTGTCTGAGAATCTGAATGTCTCTGTTGTAAAATTCCATAAATTATGCTTTGTAGTATTGTGGAGTATTTTGTTTGTCAATAACACATTCAACAGGAAATTTTACTATTGAAATACTTTCAGAAGAACGCATATCTTCTGCTCTGTATTTCGATGCCACAATTGTTGCCTCTTCAACTGACTCTGCCTCAATTAGATACTTTAATTTTTTGAGCCTTGGGTTTCCTTCTCTGTCCAATTGCTCTGTCTCGTAGCCGATTGTCACTAAATAATGCATAGTTTACTTGTTTATGATTGTTTTGAAAAATTGAACTCTGTCTTTGCAAACGTTTTTAAGTGAATATTTGTCTTTTACGGTTTCGTACAATCGATTACCCATGTCTTCAATCATAGATGGGTTTTCAATTAACTTTTTCATGTGCTGTGCCCATTGCTTATGATTTTTCTTGGGTGAAACCAAGAGTGCGTTACCATTCTTGTTAAATATACCATTTTCTATCGAATTTACCAAATCTATGGTATAAGGATTTGTTTCACTTGCAATAATAGCTTTTTTATGGAAACCAGCCTCAATAACTTTTAATTGTGATTTATTAGCATTAAATGTGGATTCTACCAATGGTGCTAATGAAATATCAAAAAAGTTATAATTGGTTGCGTAAGAATTTATGTTTTTTGTCCATCTTCTTACATATGGTTTATGTATATCATCATATGGTACCTCAATAAAATTAAACAAGTATGTTTTATATTCTTGGTCAAGTACTCTATACTTATCCGTAAAAATGCTCTCGTACTTAAACCATACTGTTTCATGAGGTTGTATTGGTCTTTGAACTTGCTCACCAGTTTCTTTTTTTATTTCAGTAACCGTACCTCTTGTATCAAATCCACATAAAACGAATTGAACTTTATCCTTATACGATGCGTGAATACTTGAAATTCCTTGTTCTAATAACTCAATATCATTAAGATGTGATGAACCTCCAAGCCAACCAAATCTAATTTTTTCAGATTCAATTTTATTTATTTTAAATTGTTCTTCCTCTTCGTTTACTGCGTTTGGAAAAATTACAATATTTTTTAAGTTTAATCTTTCCTTAATAGTTTTAGCAAAAATTGGTGTAGTTGTAGATATATAGTCCGCTAATTTTAATAGTTCTATTTTCTTTTCGGGCATTTTTGTTGCAATAACTTGATAATACATTGGGTGTCTTTGGTCCACAAACCACAAGTCATCAATATCAACAATAACTTTAATACCTTTTTGCTTTAACCACTTAATTCTTTCAACATTTTTTTCATGTGTAGATTTATGAATAAAGGAATGTAAATAAACGATTTGATAATCAAGAAATATGTTATCTGAATCAGGTACATCAAACATAATGTCGACATGGATTTCGTCCATGTAATTATCTCCAATATATTTGAATGGGTCTAATATTCTAAATTTACCTACACCATGTGAATCTGAGGGAATTGCTAATAATTTTATTTTAGACATTATAATAATTTATGTCTAAATAATAATAAAATATTTTTAAATAATAAATTATTTAGCCTTATTTACACCCGTAATTTTTCCTTTAAAAATAGAATCGCCAACCTTTAAAACCAAATTTTCGTTAATTGTTGCTGTTTGTTGTGCTGTTAAAATTTGGTTTAATTTTTCATCAAGAACCTTTCTTATTGTATTTTCAATCAAGGTAGATAATGAATTCATATCGATTCCAGGAACAGATTGGTATTGTGTTGATGATTGTTTCTGTGTTGGTTTTTTTGATAATCCTTCCCTTTCCATTAATTTTTTAGCCCCTTGAATAAAATCCATATTAAGGTTGTCATTCAAGGTTATTTGAGGAATTGGATTTTCTATCATAGCCTTTTTTATGACATCAGGTAATTTTGAATTATTAATCCTATCAATACTAACGTCTTTATTTATTGCTTTGGGTGCTGGTTGTGTATTTTGTAAATTGATAATTTCTTCAGGGTCTGACCTTAATATTTGTTCATTTATATGACCATGTTCAAAATTACCAGTTTCAACTTTGTTCATGACTTTTTTTGCTTGCACCAAACGACTCATTAAATCGGTTGGTGATATTGTACCTTTTTGTTGTGACATTTTATAATTTTTTTATAATATAAATAATATTAAGAAAACATTAAAGATTTCATTCTTATTAATCTTTCTTGTAAATTATTATCGATTTTATTTTTTGGTTTTTCGTCTTTTTTTGGTTGTGGTAATTCTTGTTGATTATTTTGTTCGGGTTCTTTTTGTTCAGGTTCAGTAGGCGTGTTAGTTGGTTTTTCTTTTTGTTTGGGTTGTGGTAGTTCTTTTTTAGGTAATACTTGTGGTTCTTCCTTTTGTTTAGGTTGTGGTAATTCTTTTTTTACTGGTTTTTGTTGTGCTTGTAATTTTGGTTCTATTTTTTTTATTGGTTGCTTTGGTTTTATCTCCTTTGGTTGTGTTGACATATCTAAACTAACGTAAGTCACCGACATGGATTTATCGTCACCTTGTTTATATCCTGGTCTATTTCCTGGATATGTTTCATCGGTAATCGTTATGTTTCTCATTCGAGAAATCATAAACGTTCTCCACTTTGTTTTGTCAAAGCCTTTTTTTGAGACTGAAGGTGGTTCAATCCACGCTCTTAAAATTAAGTTACCCTTTTTGCTCAAACCTATCGCATATGGTTCAACTTTAATTCTTCTACCAGGTCTTACACTATCCTTTTTGGGTTTTTGTGGACCATAGTAATCAAATGTTATTTTCCTTTTGTTTTTTATTGCATCAACAATAGGTTTTGTTTGTGTTGTTTTAAGAACATTTTGTTCAACCAATATTTGAAAAAGAATACTATCAATCATTTTTTAAAAATTAGGATATCTATTATTTTCACCATATTTGTTTTTGGTAATAGATTCGGTTCTTTTTTTAATATCTGTTAAACCACCAACGCTACCATTATTTTCACCTTTACCCTTTTCATCACCATCAGACAATGCATTTTTGTTGTTAGATGAATAACCATTAGTTTCTTTGTAAAGATTTTTAGCCATGGTTTCGTTTCTCGTTTTAATATCTACGCTTGAGCCAATAGCACCATTATTATCACCTTTACCTTTTTCATCACCATCAGATAACGCATTTTTATTTGTAGAACTATAAAGATCATTATAGTCATAGATATTACGAGCCAAATGTTCGTTTCTATACTTTTCTGCTAATTTTTCTAATTCTGTCATATTAATAATTTATTAGTTTTTTTATTTTATTTATTTCTTCAAACAACCCCAAAGATGTTAATGGTGTTATTGAGGATTTTTGAGATGAATTTTTAACAAAATTTGGTTTGGTTATAAAACTAAACCTTTTTTTATGTTTTGTTAAATGTGTGTTTTTTCTTTCTCCATTTATGGAGGTAATTTCATCTGCTCTTTTTTTAGAATCTTTTTTATTGCTAATCAAATCTCTTTCGCCTGTTAAAAATTTTGTCCCCCAATTTAACATGGTATCGCCCCCAGCTAAATTGTATTTAACAACATCTTTTGTTTTATCCATATTTTGTAAATCATGAATAATTCTTTTCAATTGCCCATAATTAACCTTCTTATCTTGTAATAGTTTTTCCGCTCTCTGTATTCCAGATACCCTACTACCACCTAATCCTGAGATAGTATGATTAATCAAATCCAAAACATTTTGCGGTATATTAAAAACTCTACCTTTTAACTCTTTATTCATTATTTTTTAAATATTCTAAAACATCATCTATTGTTAAATTATTACTTTCTAACGTATCTTTAAAAGATTTTATTTGTCTTTTAATTATTGGATTAACTTCTTTTATTTCTTTGTTTGGTGAATTTACTAATTCATAGTCAGAGTTTCTTTTTGATAATATATTTTCAATAAATTCCTCAATAAATTTTTTAGGATTTTCGATTAGTCTAATTTTGTCACCTTTTAATTTTTTATCATATCCCAAATTTTTTAATCTTTCAATTGTTTCTTCATCAGACAATTTCAAGTTTTTTCTAAAATATCGATACGCTTCTTCATATGAAGCATCTTTTCCTAATGTTTCGTCATAACCAAGAGCATCACCCATTTCTATTTCATCAATAGTATTTTCTATAAGTTTTTTTAGTTCAGATTTATTCTCAGCCCAATACCTTAAAGATGTGTGTGTACCATGAACACCATGCGTACCCATTGATGCTGCACCAGTTTTAACTACTCTATCCGTAATTTCTTTCTGTGTTATACCATTTTTTTTAGATGCTAAAGGTGTTTTTTTTCTCATAATATTACCTTTTTTATCTACGATTTCTTCTAAATCTTCTTCATCAACCTTTTCAGGTATTTTTTCAAAATCAGTATCATCAGAAAATTCTTTTGCCCATTTCGCCCATTTTTTTCCTTTTTTACCGCCCTTTCCAGCTTGAGCATAAAAATATCTTTGTTGAGCTTTGGATGCGAATTTTTCTTCAATAACTTGTTTTATAAAATTATTCATTAATTCGTTTTTTATATAAATATCAAATGTTATGAAAGATATTTATTAATACATGAATAGTCAAAATATTTTAAGATATTGGGGTCAAAGACTGAAAGTAAGATTGGATGCATCCGAATTTTATGATTACGAATTAGGAACATCGGAAATTGATTTTGATACCGATGTTTTAGATTTTGACAATCTTATAACTTACACTGGATTAACAATTGATTCGTCTTGTTTGGATGTAACATTAGACGATATTAAACCATGGTCAATAGAAATCAATACACCATATACAGGAAATACATGTGATTTTAATGTCAGAAAAAGAACCGAATATGGTTGGACATTAGATTTTGTTTTTAATAGAGAAAGTTTACCATGGACAAGTGGAAGTACTTTTTATTATTGGGGGATAGAAAATGAAACAAATGAAAGAAATTATTTGGACAATAATTTATCTTTTAGTTTCACTGATGATGGTAGAATAAAATGGGAATCATATCATATTTCAGGATATTGCCACACAACATCAGGATTTACTGAAGTTAATTATATTGCATCTGGTCAAACCAATGTTTTATGTACGGGTGGAACCTCTAATGATTTTAACATTACAATCGTATTCAAAAGAAATAATTATTTGACAGATTGTGACATACTCAATCGTGGCGGTTCAAATGATTATGTAACAGGTTGGACAGTTACAAATCCCAAGGAAGTAATTACAGGAGCAACCGAAGATTATACCATAGTTGAAACGTTAAATAAAAATTGGTTATCTGAAAGAGATTATAGGCTCGGTACTTTAAAAATATACCTTAATGGTAGACTAATATACAAATTAAAAGATTGGGAAGAAGTTGTTCCATCTGTTAGAAGTTCCGATAATAATATTGTACAAATATGGGGTGGTGGTACTTCAGGTTCAACGGATATACATATGGGTACAATAGAATTTAATTTAAAGCAAGTTAAGTATTTTGAAGAACCATTAGGTTATCCAAATATTAAACATCATTATATAACGGAAATTAAATCTGATTTCAATATTAATGAATGTCAAGAAGATTGTATTGATGACAATATTGTAGGAATATAAAAAAAAGGGACATTGTCCCTTTTTTTTAATAGATAAAAAATACGGTGTCTTTTCTAACCAAAGGTTTTCTGTTTTCCAAACTTCTTATTTTATTTTCATGTACATCAAGTTTGTTTTCTAAATGTATCATATTCAATTTAAATAAGGAATCCGAAACCTTTAAATCATTATTTTCTTTCATAATTGTACTATCATTTTTCAAATGCTCATGGATAATATCCGCTTTTGACATATCAAATGATTGTAATAACATGTAAACAACAAACCCCAATAATAGTAATGACGCAACTGCCATTACTGCAAACTCATTGTTTTTCATCATCTCCAGTTATTTTTTTAATTGATGTTGCCATTGCACCAAAAAGGACTGATACAAATGCAATTAATAACTCTCTGTTAGATTGTGGCATTTCTTTTTCCATCAACATGAAGAAAATACCGATAGCAATAGCCATCACAAGAAGTGAACCGATGAAACTAAAAATTCTTGAATTTCCCATAGTAGTACTTATTTTTTTTGTCATTAATAAATATCATATATAAAAACTTAAAGAATAGTTTTAGTATTTATTATTATAAAATTTATAATGTCAAATTATATAAAATCAGGTACTACAACGAATTTAACATCGGCAATAAGAAAAAATTTTAGAGTTGGTGTTAATGGTGCCGCAGATTATGGACCAACAAATATTACGGGATTTTATAAAGGCATTACACCTCCTATTGGTGGATATACAATTTATGTAGGTAAAGAAACACAAGGTCCAAGTATACATGTTGCATATGACAATGAACAATGTATATTTTTTTTAAAATCATTTGGTTCAACAGGAACAACAATATCTGATGTTTTAGCATGGGCAGATAATCAAGAAAATATTTGGGTTTCATCATCAGATTTAACTGAATTAGATTTGATTGATGTTACACCTATTAGTAGTCCACAACCATCGTTGACTCCAACACCAACAATTACGCCATCTATAACACCAACAATTACACCATCTATTACACCAACAATTACGCCATCTATAACACCAACAATTACGCCATCTATAACACCATCTATAACACCATCTATTACACCAACAATTACACCATCTATTACAAATACCCCAACGCCAAGTATAACACCGAGCGTTACTATAACTAATACTCCAACACCAAGCGTTACATCTTCAAGTGGTGGTGATGCTATTTTTTCAGCATTATCTACAACGGGAAGAACGGCATATACGGCAGCAAGTGTTGGTAATTTTATACAAGTTAGTTCAACAGACTATACATCAGTTGTAAATGCGGTATTGAATGTTACAAGATATGGTACAACTGAAGCACAATTTTCAGGTGCGTCAGGTACAGGTTGGAGTGGCGGATTTGCGGTACAAAACCCATTTCAGACACCAGTACCCGCAAATAATTATATAATAGGATATTCAATGTGGCCAGATAGAGCTGCAAGTACATTTATATATACAGGTAGTACAACAGGAAATACACCAACATACACTAAATTGGGAAATACAATTAATAACTCTGCTGGCGGTAGAATATATCTAATAAGAAAAGCACCAACAGATTTGACAAGTGGTAATACATATTTTGCATCATACACTACCGCTGTACAAGTAACAAAAGGAACAAACATAAACCCAACATATTATAAAATGGGTGGTGGTACAACCGTAACATCACCTTGGAGTACTTGGACGGGTAATGTTCCTCCACCAGCATTACAGATTTTAACAACAACAACTTTATCATGGTGATATATTTATGATATATGGAATTTTATATTAGACAAGGCGCAAGTGACCCAATATTAAAATTAAGATTAATAGATGATGGAAAAAACGATAAATCATCTATAAATGATTTATTAGAAAATGCTGATATTGCATTTGATATGTATGAACTCAATACAGAAAATCCTATTTTATTAAATGAAACTTGTAACATAACAACAAGAATAAAAAAGTTCCAAAATACTACTGACGAATATTATATTACATATAGATTCACTGAATCTCAGACCATGGAAAAAGGTAGATATGAAGGTAGAGTCACCATACAATTTCTTGATACCGACCAAAACCCCACAACAAAACTAATATTACCTATTAGAGAAAAATTATTTATAAACATTATATAATTTAATTTGGAAAATTATTCTATAAAATTCCAAATAGAGCAATCTTTTTTGTATATTTACAAAGCATAAGTTATAATAATGAAAGAAGTTATTCCACAACATATTATTGAAAAGTTCTTGGATGGTGAAGATGATGAAAAATATATTGTCGGTGTTGAATATGATTACAAAACTGATTTAATCCATAAAATTATACAAGACCCTGAATTAGGTAAAATAACAAAACCAGACACATTCACACCATTTATGTGGTGTGGAGACTTATCACAATTAAATTTTTATAAAGGTAGTAAGTCTCAGTTAAAAAAAATGATGGGTCATTATGGTATTCTAATCGAAAAGTTAGATACGCATGGTGATAGTAGATTAGAGAATGGACATAAGTTTTTAATCAAATGTATTAAAACTTATTCTGATATGATTAACTTCTTCAAAAATGGTGGTATTGATCCGTGGAGTGACAAGTATAAAAAACATTTTACAATATTATCTGCTGTCGAACAATATCTGATACAAAAGAAAAAAAGATTATTCAAAGGTATTGAAGATTATTCAGATGTCCACCGATTTGTATATGACATTGAAACCACTGGTTTAGACCCTAACACCAATAAAATCATATTAATTGGTGTTAAAGATAATAGAGGTTATAAAAAAACAATATCAGCATTTGGTGATAATGGTGAGGCGTTGTGTATAATTGAATTTTTTGAAACAATAAAACTTCTGAAACCAACAATTATTGGTGGATATAACTCAGCAGCGTTCGACTTACCATTTATATTGAGAAGAGCGGAAATATTAGGCTTGGACATAAAAAAATTGACAAGCATTATTGCGAGCAAACCTATAAAAGAAAAAGAGGGTGTTTTGAAATTAGGCAATGAAGTTGAGAAATATACTCAACATGTGTTGTTTGGTTTTAATATTATTGATATTGCACATTCAGTTAGGAGGGCACAAGCAATAAACTCGGAGATTAAATCTTGGGGACTGAAATATGTTACAAAGTTTCTTGAAAAAGAAAAACCAAATCGTGTCTACGTTGATGGTGATAAAATTAGCAACATTTATTTAGAAAATGAGAGTTATTATGTAAATCCTAAATCTGGCAAATATAAAAAGATTGGTACACCAGGTACCGAGAATTTATTACAAAAATATCCTAAGTCATATGAAATATGGTCAGGTCAAAGAATTGTAGAACAATATCTTGATGATGACTTGTACGAAACCATGATTGTTGATGATTCTTTTAGCCAATCAACATTCTTACTTTCAAAACTTGTACCAACAACATATGAAAAAGTTGCCACGATGGGTACCGCATCATTGTGGAGATTAATTATGGTTGCTTGGTCTTATGAGAATAATCTACCGATTCCACAAAAAGATGAAAAAAGAAAGATTACAGGTGGATTATCAAGATTATTAAATGTTGGATATTCTAAAAATATTGTAAAGTTTGACTTTGCTTCACTATACCCTTCTATCGAATTGTACTATGACATATTCCCAGATTGTGACATATTGGGTGCGTTAAAAACAATGTTGGGTTATTTTAGAAACATTCGTATCAAGTATAAGAGATTAACAAGTGAACTTAAAGACTCTGACCCCGTAATGTCAGAAATGTATGATAGAAAGCAATTACCTATTAAAATATTCATCAACGCATTTTTCGGTTCGTTGTCTGCTCCTCATGTATTTCCATGGGGTGATATGAATCTTGGAGAAATGACAACTTGTATTGGTAGACAATGCTTGAGGATGATGATTATGTTCTTCATGAAAAAAGGTTACAAAGCATTGGTTATGGATACTGATGGTGTAAACTTTGAAACACCACCCGATGTAGAAACGCATACATATATTGGTAAGGGTTTAAATGAATTGGTTGAAGTTGGTAAGGTATATGAAGGAATTGCTGCGGATGTTGCTCAATTCAATGATATCTTTATGAGAAATGAAATGGGTTTAGATATCGATTATATTGCTCCAGCAACTATCAACGTATCAAAGAAGAATTATATCATTAAGATTATCAAAAAAGGTAAAGAGAAAATAAAACTTACAGGAAATACAATTAAATCAAAAAAACTCCAACAATATGTTGCAGATTTCTTGGATGAAGGTTTAAAACATTTATTGAATGGTGATGGACTATCATTTATTGAATCATACTACGCACATATAGAAAAGATACATAATAAGGAAATACCATTGGCTAAAATTGCAAATAAGTCTCGTGTAAAACAATCTGTTGAGGATTATGGTAAACATATTAAGAAAGTAACCAAAGCGGGTACACCAATGTCCAGACAAGCACATATGGAGTTAGTTATTCAGAATAATTACCCCGCGAATTTAGGTGAAACTATTTATTATGTAAACAATGGCCCCAAAAAGGGTTCGGGTGATGTTTGCATGAAAAACAAATGGACAAAAAAAGAAAAAAGAGAATACGAATCTACTCATGGTCATCCCATGCCTGATGATTACAAATTATTGGAAATTAATTCTTATATGATTCCTGAAAAGGAAATCATGGAAAATCCCGATATGAAGGGAGATTATAATGTTGCAAGATATATTGCTATTTTTAATAAAAGAATTGAACCATTGCTTGTAGTATTCAAACCTGAAATAAGAGATGATATACTTGTTGAAAATCCAAAAGACAGACAATATTTTACAAAACAACAATGTGAATTGGTGAATGGTCATCCTTTAAAACCTGAGAATCAAGATAATTTAGATGAGGTTTTAACATTATCAGATAGTGAAGTTGCATTTTGGAACAAAATGGGTGTTGACCCATATTTTATGTATGTAGAAGATAGTCTGACTGAAATAGACTATTCATGGGTAGAATTTAATCGAAGTTTATTAGATAGCAATCAAAGCCATGTTAAAAACAATGAAGATGAAATTTTTGATGAAAAAAATAGCGATAATATTGAACACGCTGTTTTCGTTTAAATAGGAATGATAGGTGCTGGCATTGCTCTGAATTTCATAGCACCATTTAAGTACTCAGCCTCTAACTTTCTTCTTTCCATGAGTTTTTCAGGTCTGAGCCTTGTCAATATACCTTCAGCACCTATAAGTTCTTCAATCAATTTCATTCTGTCGTCCTTGGCCTCAGTCAATAAAGTATTATAATCTAATTTAATAGTACTATCAGGCACTTGCAAGTCACCAGAGAATTTGCCCCAAATTCTTGCTAAACCTTCTTTTGCATAAGTCATCAAATATCTTCTAACCCAATTTTGTGCTGGTCTATTTAAATCAGACCACATCAAACCTTCAGTTTGGACATCTGATGGTAATTTTACAATATCTTTATTTGCAGCCAAGCATTCATCTCTATTATCGGTGGTTTCATAATACCAATACCATACTTTGTAGTTGTGTTGTTGTATTGATCCGAAATCGAATCTACCACCAGGAGTATTATACAAATGAACCATTTTTGTACCATTTGGACCCGCAGTGATTCTATATGTCAGTTCTCCACCAATCAACTTGTTTTTCATGCTTCTATCTTGCATCCTCAATAGTAAGTCAAATGCGGGTAGCATGAAATAGGAGCCCGATGTGCCCATTTGAGCGAATCCACCAACACCACCAAAGCCAACACCACCAAGACCGCCAAAACCACCTAAAAATGGGTCTACGATACTATCTGTTAACTCGGCTCTGGTAAACCATAAGAGTTCGTTTATTTCTCTTCCAGCGGGTATAATATATGTTTGTGTATTTGCACTTAATTCAATATAATCCTTTTTTAATTCCCATGGACCACCAGCTTGTAAGCCAACGATTTTAGAATATGCATAGGAGTATTGTGTTTCATAATCAAGGCTTCTTGTGGTGAACGCTCTTGTTAAAGATATGGTATCAACATCAACATTCACCAAAGAAGACCACTGAGATTCAATAAGCCAATTATGAACGTATTGTTCATAGTCATTCATTGATAACTCTAAAAATGAATCCATTTGTTCTTCTGTCAATTCAACCCCACGAACTGGCATCCCCAACAAATGGAAAATTTGTGTATATAATTTCTCTTTTTCTGTCTGCGTGATTACTGTACTCATAACTTTATTTATTACTATAAATAGTTTATATTTGTGTTATGGAATGGAATAATCAAATAGATGTTATTGCTCAATTTTGTTTTAAAAACAGAATTACATTAGTTATTCAAAATCAGGCAGAAATAAATTCAGCACATTATGAAAATGACGGAAAATATACTAAATTTATAATTTCAGTATGTAATGAAAAGGATGAAAAATTAGAAAAAATTATTGATGATGGATTCAATAATTTAAAAAATTTCGTTAATCAACTCCCTGGTAAATGATTCGGAATATTCACCATCACCCATTACTTGGTCAATAATATTCTTTTTCTTTTGTAAAATATTATACACTATCCTTTCTATTGTGTTTTCAAATAATGGATAGTAAACAAGAACGGAATTTTTTTGTCCGTACCTATATGCTCTATCTTCTGCTTGTGAATGATGTGCGGGTACGAAAGATAAATCGTTCATTATAACAGTTTCTGCCGCTGTCAATGTTATACCGACACCACCAGCAACAATATTAGATATGAATATTTTTACCTTATCGTTATTTTGAAATTTATCAACACTTTCTTGTCTTTTATCTTTTGACATTCTACCATCAAGAATAACAGAATTCTTTTTATATTTTTCATGTAAAACGTCAACCACATTTGTAAAGTTTGTGAAGACAATTACCTTTTTATCTTGTTCCAATACTTTATCAATTAATTCGCAAGTGTATTGTATTTTTTCCATTGCAATTAATTGTCTGATTTTCATCAGTCTATTAAGAGTCACGGTAATACTCTCGTCTTTCTTTTTATCCTCACTAATTCTCATGAACTCTTCAAGTTCCTCGTCATAAAACGTACTTTTCAGTTCGAGATAAATTGGATTGATTATTTTTTCGGGTAAATCCAAAATATCTGTTTTGAGTCTTCTTAAAACAATATTTTGTGTAAGTTCTCTTAACTCATCAAGATTACTTGCACCACTGGTATTCCAAATTTTTCTATTACCAACAGTAAATTGATATCCTTTACAATATCTTCTTACATATGTCTGCCAATTTATTGCAAGTGGTGAGTTAACAATTTTAAGAAGATTGTAGTAATTAATTGGTCTCGAAGTCATTGGTGTGCCCGTAAGTAACCAAACTTTAGGTATTTTACTCAATACATCGTTAAGTAATTTTGTTCTATTTGCTTGTGGATTAGATAAATAATGTGCTTCATCTACAATTGCTAAATCAAACCCAGCATTTACTAAAAGTTTATAATCATCACTATCTTCGGACTTATCTGTAGTATGATAGTTTTTTATGATGTCATAGTTTATAATATAATAATCAAAAGTAGAGCCCCATTTTCTGCCTTCAATTATAAAAATTCTTTTATCACTATAATTTTCAATTTCTCTTTTCCAATTTATTTTCAAGGATGCAGGACAAATAATCAAGACCTTTTTTGCTTGACTTTCGATAGATGCTATTACGGCTGCGGTTGTCTTACCTAAACCCATATCGTCAGCTAATATAAACCTATTGTTTGCCAATAGTTTTTCAATTGCGACTTTCTGATGTTCAAGTGGTGGGCGATTAGAATATTTTGAATAATCTATATCGTATGATAATTTTTTTTCTTCTTGCACAATTGCAGTTTTAGGTATCCAAAAAGCATAATTTTTTTCAGAATCAGTTACACGACCCCATATATGATAAGCCTTTTCACTTTCGCATAATAATTTCTCGCACCAAATTTTTTCAGGTGGTGAACTTAAACTCTTATCTACCATTAATTTTTCCGAAAACGAATTTACGATTTTTAAATGTTTTTTAGCAACTTTAGGTACAACATTCTCAAATTTAATAACATATTCAGCCTGTGGTCTGGTTAAATTAAAATTTTTGATATTAGTGTTTTTTAATTTCCACTCTAATATCTGATTGTTGGAACCCGTATAATTTTCTAAAATTTCTTTTGCTTTTAGTTCTGGAATCATAAATAATCATATTAAATATATATAATTACATTGACATTAACAACTATTTATATAGTAATATGAATAATAAAGCACCAATCACGAGATTAAACAAATTTTTTTCTCAAGATGATTTTGACTTACAGATACAATTGGGTATGGAATATCTACATGGTGATATTAATATGCGACTTGTGTTATATCGTGTAGATAGAGAAAAAACAGATATTGATAATGTATATGGTGAAGTTGGAAAAGATGAAATCAAGTTCTTACCTCCAGTTGAGATTAATGGATTAGTCAAAATTGATGAACCTAAAAATGCATCATACAAAAATGGATTATTACGTTATAACGAACCTGGAAATCTAACTGTTACTATTTATTTGAGTCATTTGGAAGATTTAGGTGTTGATATTAGATATGGTGATTATATAGGTTATCCAGAATCTGATGAAAGATTAAGGTTTTATAGTGTAACAAATGATGGTAGAGTTATTGCGGATAATAAACACAAAATGTTTGGTTACAAACCGCATTACACAACAATAACTTGTGCATATGTACAAGATACAGAATTCAGAGGTTTATGAAAATTATTGTCAATTCAACACAATTAAGATTATTATTAGAAACAAATGGTATTGACGACTTTATGGATATATTCGTTAATTCATATCCCAAATTTGAAATAATAGCAGATGATGTTAGAGAATTTATTATTAAGTCTAAATGTCAAAATATTGAAATTTCTAATATAGCATTTTCAGGTGCCGCTGGTTTTGCTCTTTATGATAGAGTTGTTTTGAATAAGAACTTATTTAATGATATTAATAATGAATATAAATTAAGTTATTTGTTATATGCGATTTTTCATGAATTATCACATTCATATCAATATAAAAAATATGGTTTTGATAAAATGGCTAGTTTCTATACAAATGAAATTTCTGTTACAGAAGCTGCTGAATTTATGCAATATATTGAAAATGTTGCAGATGAATTTGCAATAAGAAAATTGAGACAAATAGCTTTAAAATATAAAGGTAAAATAGATATTAATTATAATATTATTAAAAAAGCATATAAAGATGTTCCAATCGTTCATTTTATACAATTTATTAAGCAAATTAAAAAAATTATAGAAAAATCGGGTGTAAAAGATAAAAGACAAATACCACAATTAATGTATAATTATTTTAAATATATGATAATCGATGTCAATTCCCAAGAGAAAAAATAATATTGATGTATATGGTAACAAACCATATTATATAGGTCAAGATATACAAAATAGAAGACAAGAATTATTGGACAGAATTACTAAGTCTGATAGTTACTTACCTGATTCTATTTTACATGATGATTTGGATTTGGGTATGTTAGATTTTATAAAAAATTATTTTGTTGTTGTTTCAGATGGTCAAAAAATCCCCGTTATCAATAAAATACTCACAATACAAAGATGGGCTGAATTTTCTAATAATTGGGAATTTGCTGATGAAGATGGAAACATGCAATTACCATTTATAGCAGTTATAAGAAAACCTGATGTACAACCAGGTACAAATCCCATAACACAAAGAACGATTCCCGATAGAAAAACATTTTATTATGCTTCTGTTCCAACATGGAATGGAACACAAATGGGGGCTGATATATATAGAATACCACAACCCGTTGCCGTTGATATTACATATGAGGTAACAATCGTTTGTAATAAATTCAGAGATTTGAATAGATTCAATAAAATTGTTTTACAAAAGTTTTCATCAAGACAAGCATATACAACAGTTAAAGGACACTATATTCCAATCATATTGGAAACAATAGATGATAGTACACCAATGGATACCATTGATGGTAGAAGATTTTATATTCAAAATTATAAATTTGTTATGCTTGGTTTTTTGATTGATAAAGAAGAATTTGAAGTTAAACCAGCAATTAGTAGATTTTTTCTGATGAATGAATTTATTGATTCAAAATCATTAGAAAGACGAGTTATCAATAAGATAATAGACATAAGAGTTGTCAATTTCATTGCTGATGGTATGCAAACCCAATTTAGTGTTGGTGAAACAATATCTGTATTGTTTAATGTTGGAATTAATGGTTTGGTTCAAGAATTAGGTACAAACTATTATCACATTGCGGGTACATCTAAAGTGACATTTGAAGAACCACCAATAGAAGGTAGTGTTGTTACTATAACATATTATAAAAATAAGAGTGCTAATTTTATAGACAATTATGGTAAACCATTATTTTTAGGAAATGAATATTTTGTTTATGATGGTACAAACAATATTTATAATACCACCAATGCAATTAAAGATATTGTTTCTTTAGATATTAATGGTCTTATTGAAGAAGAAGGTATTGGTTTTGATATTACAAGTGATTATACTATAACAATCAACTATAACCCTGTTATTGGTTCAAAGATTGGTGTTACGTATTTATATTAATCCTCTCCGTATATATCTTTCTTTTTGTTCTTGATATTTTCTTCTATCCACTTTTCAAGAACCTTATGAATTTTCAAACCATTTTTGTCACAATGGTCTTTCAGTACTTTGTGGTGTCTGTCGCTAATTTTCACGTTTTTATACACGACTTTATTCATACAGGATAAAAAAAGATAGATTATTATCTAAATATATCTACAAATATAATAATATGGAAATCTTTGTATAAAATAAAGATATTTATTAGTTAGATAATAAAATATTTAAAATAAAAAATTAAATGGCAACTTCTAACAGAGTATTTGTATCACCTGGTGTATATACATCAGAAAAGGATTTAACATTTGTGGCTCAGAGTGTGGGTGTAACAACTTTAGGTTTGGTCGGTGAAACTTTAAAAGGCCCAGCGTTTGAGCCTGTATTAATAAGTAATTTTGATGATTTCAGAACATATTTTGGTGGCACATCAGTGTTAAAAGATGGAAATGGTAGTCCAAGATATGAATTACCATATGTGGCAAAATCTTATTTGCAAGAATCTAACCAATTATTTGTAACAAGAATACTTGGATTAACAGGTTATAAACCATATAGAACATATGGTTTATCAACATTAGGTGGTATGGTTGTTACGGGTACTACACCAACAACTACAAGCGGAACTATGAATCCAACATCATCTTCAACCATTACGGGTAGTACTTTCTATACCGAATTATCTGATAAACTTGCAATTGATGGTGACACTATCACTGACTACATTCTTGCCAATTTTTCAGGTTTCACTGGAACAACTGATGAAGATAAATGGTTTGTTTTAGGTAACGTACCCGAATCTGCTACGAGTGGGTTAACGGGAACTGAATTAGCATCACCATTGACTGGTTTATTTAACGAAGAAAATACAAATGGTAAAGAATGGTATAATAAATTATTCTCATCTGGATTAACAAGCGTATATGCATATCTTTTTGTATATAATAGCAGTTCAACATTTGATGTAACAAGATACTCATACGATGCATATGTTAATCAAGATTATGAAGATTTGATTGTTGCCGCATTAAGGTCTAGAGGTCATTATGATGCACAAACATTAATCAGAGAAGTTACTGGTTCAACAAGTGTTGAAATTTCTGAAGTTGACAATTTGGAATCAAATGCTCTTGGTGAATTTGTGATAAGTGTAACTGGATATACTGGTGGTGCAAAAACATTTAATTGTTCTTTAGATCCAGGTTCAACGAAGTTTATAGGTAAAGTATTGGGTACTGACGTATATGATAGAGAATATGCAGACTTCCCCCTTTATGTACATGAAATATATAGCAACTTAGTTAAAAATCTTTATGACCTTGGTCATATTAGAGGTTTAAGCACAACATTAACAACGAATCTTGATGCTAACGAATTTGTAACGGAATGGAAGACAGCACAATCACCATATGTTGTTTCAGAAGTAAGAGGTAACAAAGTTGTTGACTTGTTCCAAATCGTAACTATTTCTGATGGCAATGCATCAAATACTGAAGTAAAAGTTATGATTTTGAATATCGATTTGGATAAACTCCAATTCGACATGGTTGTTCGTGACTTCAATGATACAGACGAAAATATGGTTGTATTGGAAAGATACAATAGATGTTCTATGGATCCAAGTTTACCAGGGTATGTTGCTAAAAAAGTTGGTACTGCAAATGGTGATTATCCATTGGTATCAAAATATATTATGTTGAACATGGCTGATAACCACCCAACAGATGCAATTCCAGCTGGCTTTAGAGGTTATACGGTTAACAATACGTTCGGTACTAAAACATTGGGTGGTATTGTCTATAAATCGACTTATTTGAGTGCAGGGGATGTAATTAGATATGAGTCCGATGGTACACCAGTTATTTCTAATGGTGATAAAGTGAAAAAGGTTTCTCTTGGATTATCAACTCAATTGGGGTATGCTTATGACAAAGATTTGTTCACTTACAAAGGAACTGCTGCGGTAACTGGTAAAACTGAAGGTTTCCATTTATCTAATAACGCATCAGGATTTACTGGAGATACTCCAACAGGTTATTTGTTTGAAACAACACCTTATGATTTGGAGGGTACAAGCAAGGGTTTGTTATCAAATATTAATTACAGAAAATTCACATTAGCATGTGCTGGTGGATTTGATGGTTGGGATGTATATAGAAGTGTTAGAACATTTGATGATGCATATATTTTCGGAAAGAACACATATATAGCAAATCATAGTTCAAGCAGTGCAACAAGTGGTGTTTTCAGTTCAACTGTTGGAAATTCTGATTACTATGCATATTTGACAGGTATTCAAACATTCGCTAATCCTGAAGCAGTTGATATCAACGTATTTGCAACTCCAGGTATTAATTTCTATGATCATACATCATTAACAGAACAAGCAATTGATATGGTTGAAACAGATAGAGCGGATTCGCTTTATATCATAGCATCAAGGAATTCTGAAACAACTGAAGAAGTAATTGCTGATTTGGAAGCGGCTGATTTGGATTCTAACTATTCAGCAACATATTGGCCATGGATTCAAATTAAAGATGCTGATAGTGCAACTAACTTATATGTACCACCAACTTGTGAAGTTGTTAGAAACATAGCATTGACGGACAACGTTGCACAACCTTGGTTTGCTGTTGCTGGTTATCAAAGAGGTTTGGTTAACTCTGTAAAAGCATACAAGAAGTTGACTCTTGACCAAAGAGATGATTTGTATCAAGCAAGAATCAATCCAATTGCAACCTTCTCTGATACTGGTACTATCATTTGGGGTAACAAAACTCTTCAAGTAAGAGAATCTGCATTGGATAGGATTAATGTTAGAAGATTGTTATTGAGAGCAAGAAAACTTATTTCTGCTGTTGCTATAAGATTGTTGTTTGAACAAAATGACGAACAAGTAAGAAATGAATTCTTGAGATTGGTTAATCCAATTCTTGATGCTATCAAGAAAGAAAGAGGTTTAACTGATTTCCGTGTAACGGTTTCTAACGATCCTGAGGATATTGATGCTAACACATTGAGAGGTAAAATTTATATCAAACCTACAAGAGCGTTAGAATTTATTGATGTAGAATTCATTATTACACCTACAGGTGCATCATTTGAAAATATATAATTAATAGTTTTATCTAAAAAATAAAAAAACCCATGTTTTCATGGGTTTTTTTATTTTATTTACATATTTATATGTAGATTTGTTCTTATTACAAACAAAATTATTTTACCATGGACATTACATTAAAATGTGAAAACTGCAATAATGAGTTTATCGCTAAGTTTAAACACCGAGATAAGAAGTTTTGTAACAGAAATTGTTATTTCGAATATGCTAATAAACACAAAACATTGGGAAGACCAATAGATAATGATGTTAGAGAAATTAGAAAATGTCTACAATGTGGTAGTGAATTCACAGAAAGAAAAAAATACGATAGGAAAATATGTTCTGATGAGTGTAGAACAATTTGGAATAACAATCCAATTAATATTGAAAATAGAATTATTAAAAGTAAGGAATCATTAAAAGAAAAGTATGGTATTGATACTTTATTTAAAAGTATTGAGTTTCAAAAAAATTTGAAAAAATCATTTTTAGAAAAGTATGGTGTAAAACATCCAATGGCTAAACAAGAATTTGTTGAAAAACTAAAAAATACAATAAAACGTAATCATTTACCAAAATTAATTGAATCATTAAAAACACATAATATTCAACTATTGGATGAATACATTAATAACAAAGATGGTAATACTTCAAGACCATATAATTTTAAATGTAATAGATGTGATTACGTTTTTACCAGTACTTTATTGGGTTCTGGTAAAATTCCAATATGTAGAAAATGTTTTCCAATTACAAAAAATTCAAATTTAGAAACATTCGTTAAAGATTTTTTGAATGAAAATGGTATATATCATATCAATGGTGATAGAAAAATATTAAATGGAAAAGAACTTGATATACTAATACCAAATAACAATATTGCAATTGAAATAAATGGACATTATTACCATTCAGAAATACATGGTTCAAAAGATAAAAAATATCATATTGGTAAAACTATATGTGCAAATGAAAAAGAAATTAAACTTATTCATATAATGGAGGATGAAATAATTTTAAAAGAAGAGATTGTAAAATCTAGATTAAGAAATATTCTTGGGTTAATTAATAATAAAATATATGCCAGAAAGTGCGATATAAGAATAGTAGGAAAAAAAGAATCTGAAAACTTTCTTAATAAGAATCATATTCAAGGTAATTCGATAGATAAAATAAGGATTGGGTTATATCATAATGAAGAATTGGTATCATTAATGACTTTTGGACATAAAAGAAAAGTGTTAGGAAATAAAAAAACAAATAGTTTAGAGTTTGAACTAATAAGGTTTTGTAATAAAATAAACACCAATGTTATTGGTTCATTTTCAAAATTATTAAAATATTTTATAAAAACACACAACCCAAAATCAATAATTACATATGCAGATATAAGATGGTCTGGGATAAATCCAAAAGAAACTGTTTATAATAAAAATGGTTTTAAATATTTGGGATTAACAACACCAAATTATTGGTATGTTAATATTGGTAAATTTATTGATAGACATCATAGATTTACTTTTAGAAAAGATATATTAGTTAAAGAAGGTTTTGATAAAAATAAAACTGAATGGGAAATAATGAAAGAAAAATCATTTGATAGAATTTGGGATTGTGGTTCTATGAAGTTTGAAATGTTATTTTAGAATACTTAATGTTCAAATATTCACAAAAATGGGAGGTAAAACCTCCCATTTTTTATAATGTTCCACATGAAACAATAATTTTATAAAAATTTTTAAATTTCCTATACTAGTATTATACTAGTTATAAATTATTTTTTTATTAAAA